ATGGTATCAGGTTGTAGACAATGATGGTACAAAAGATACTTTAATTACTGATCCTCAAGAGACTAGTTCTTTCGCTGATAACTTCACACATGGTTTAGTTTATGTTAACGACGCCAAGCGTTCGATGACGAAGGAAGCAGTCGTAGACCTAACAAAGAGTGAATACTTTAAAGATTTCACTTATACTGGTACTAATGAGATCAAGGCAACCACAGGTAATGCAACATCTGGATCAGAGCAAAGAAAGATAGCGATCGCTGGTGATGCTACATCTATTCACGATCAGAAAGTCTATATTGAACTACGTCGTCCTTCTATTGCTAGATCTGGTAACCATACATTTGAATACTTAGGTTTCGGACCAGGTAACTACTCTACTGGTTTACCAGCACGTCAAGAAGTTATTCTATCTGACTTCCAAGACTACTATGCACAGGCAAAACGTGAAGATGGTGGTATTGTATTCTATACTGGTTTAAACTCTAACGGTGATCTTTATATTGGTAACCGTAAGATTGATGCTATTACAGGTGAGGAAGAATTCCTTGAAAGAGCAGTTCTTGCAGCGTCTGAAGATGATACTGATGTAATCTCAACACTCGTTACATCTTTCGATACTCCTGTTACATTTAAAGATAAGATTACAGTTGAAGGTGTTGGATTCTTTAATAATAGAGTCATTATCAACACACAACCACCTAATGAAAATCCTGCATTGACTGTTCAGTCAAACCCAAGGAATGATGGTGGTGCTGAAGATATTACTTTAACTAGAGGTGCTTTCGCTAACAGAAATGAAGGCGATATTACCATAGATCGTAATAAAATTTCCGCTGCACTTTTCCACGTAAAAGGTCGTGGTACTGCTGCATTCCCTGGGCAGGCATATAGTCTACGTTCTAACTTCTCATTTAACGAGAACGTTCCTTCAAACAGAACTCCTGATCAAACTACAACATTTAGTAATGATCAGTTTGTAAGATATTACAACTCTACTGATGTTGAGGCAAATCCACAAGCAGGAGATATTCTATTCAAGGGTAACTCTGTTGAGAGAAGTGGTTCTCTTGGTTGGGTATATGCTAACTACTACACCATAATTCCTGAAGCAAGTATTCTTGACTTGGTAACAAATGGAAGTAGCACTGTTAGAATTAACTGGACTGGTTCTTTAACTAATGCAAGCACAGGTATTGAACTTGCTGTTGGTAAGACAATCAGAATTCAAGGATTCAGTAACAGTTTAATCAATGGTAAATGGGTAATTACAAAAGCAGATTTAACTGGATCTGATAATGATTACATTGAATTTGTTGTTGCTAATGCTATTACCGCTGCAACATATAACTGGACTGCAGCTACTGAACCAACAGCTGTGTTACAAAGATCTGATGAGAACTTTAAAGAGTCTGGTGTTATTGGTGCAGAGGTACTTAGAACAAATACAGATAGTTATGGTCAATTTAAGTTAGGTGTTAACACACTTGCTCGTACTCCACATGCTGCACATGAATATGGATTCTTAACTTATACTGATGGTGGTGTTACATATGACCAGCAAGAACCAAGAGCAAACTTAGATGTTGTTGGTAATGCGTTTATTAGTGGTAAAGCAATCAATGATTACCTCAATAACCCAACTACAAGTAAAGTTGAAACTAATTTAGATGAAGCATTCTTAGTCGGTGGATCTTCTGATTCTCCACAATCTAATGCACTATTCAGAGTTTCTACTGAAGACACTAGAGTTGGTATTAATGTTAGCAGAAGTCAACTAACCGATACCTTGACTGTTCAAGGTACAGTTAGAATGCTTGGATCTGGTGCTAATTTAGATATTGATGGTGATCTTAACATTGATGGTGGTGATATTACAACGAATGCAAACTCATTCAATGTATTACAATCAAATGCATTTACAGTTAATGCGTTTGGTTCTGCAACTACACTACACATTGCTGATCTAGCAGTCAATGCACAGTCAATTAGTATTGGAACTAACGTTGGTGCATCTACAATATTTGATCTCCACACCAGTTCAACTGATTCTACAGTCAATATTGGAACTGTTGCTGATGGTGCTGCAAATAGATCTGTTATCACAATCGGTGGTGCCTTTAGCAATACTGCTAACTCAACACTAACAGTCAAGAACGCTCAGACTATCTTAGATGGTGATTTAGATATTAATGGTGGAGATATTCAGTCTGATGCTGCAACAATCAATCTCTTTACAAGAGGTGGTGCTGGTACTACAGTTAACTTTGCTACTAGAGCATCACAGTTTAGTATTGGTGGTGTTGCTGGTTCAACAACTATTAGGAACTCACTCAAAGTCAATGGTGATACCGATATGTTCGGTGATGTTACCATGCATGGTGGATCCAATAGTGGTACAGTTACTGTTTCTAGAGGAAAATTTGGTACAAGTAAGATTGCTCATGCTAAGGGTTCTCTATCTAACCTTAATGTTGACTTCTATGAGTTCATTGCCGATATTGATGGTATAGAAATTATCAGTGCGTTGAATACAGTCAATGGTACATTCTCTGTTTCTGATAACTATTTCATTGATGGTAACACTGTAAGATTCTCAGATACTACTGGATTATCAAACAACGTTAATAATACAACAACATACTTTATTGTTAACTCAACTGGTACTGCTGGAGGTACATTCCAAATCGCGGCTACTGAGGGTGGTACACCAATCGTTGTTTCTGGTACTCCTGGAACTGCAACTGGTATCACATTGCAGAACACTCTAGTTGATACTGGATCTGGTACTACAGCATGGACTTCAAACCCAGTTGATGCTGCATATACTAATCTACCTGTAAATAACATAGAAGGTATTGAGATTGGTGACGTTCTTCTTATCAATAATGAGTTAGTTCAAGTTGTATCTCCAGGTGCTGATGCTACAAATAGACTCGTTAAAGTTACTAGAGGTTTCGATTGTACAACTGTTGCACAACACAATGATAATAGTCCTATCGTCAAACTTGGTAAATCTGCTGCAGCAACTCATCTAATCGGTAGAGTACCACAAAATAGTAGCACTATTGCTGTACAACAAGTTGTTGATGTAACTGATACAATTGAAGTTCAAATTGGTGAACTAGAAGAGGGTGATGTAATTACATTTGGTCAAGTTGGTAGTATAACTGGTGTAGACACAAACACAACATACTTTGTTGTTAATGCAGTTGATGATACTCCTAATAGTATTACTAGATTTAATGTTTCTCTTGATCCAGGAGGTGCAGCGTTACCTCTTGCAGGAAGTGTAGGTAGTGCAAGTATTACATTTAGTGATACTCTCATCGCACTGTCTGAATTTGGTGGACAATTTAAAGTCAACGACTATTTAAGAATAAGTGGTGGTTCTTCTTGCCCATCTGGTGAATTTGTACAAATTACCGCAGTCAACGATACTAACTCTGAGAAGTTTATTGTTAATAACGGTATTAATCAAGATAGATTCGTTATTGATTCTGTATTTGGTGGTGTTGACTCCACAATTCTTGGTACTCAAGACTTTACAATTAACCTTACATCTGATGCTGCTACTGCACCAACTGATAACCAGTTTAAGATTGTAAATGGTCAACCTATTGCTAATACAAGACTCACAGTTAATAGTGATGGTGAATTAAATGTTGTTGGTTCTGGTACTGAAACCAATCCAAAAGCAAGAATTGATAAGTCTGGTAATCAGTGGTTAGCAGGTAATTTAAGAATCACTCTACAGGGTGATAAAGTTCCATCTGTAGATGATGCAGAGATGGCGTTATATGTTAATGCTACATCTGGTGATACTGAAATTGCTGGTTCTCTATCAATCGACAACGACTTTAATGTATACAGTGGAACAACTGGTATTCAGTTTGGTTCTGCAACTACATCTAAATTCCAAGTTGATGCAGCAACTGGTGATACAAGAATTGGTGTTTCTGGTTCTGCACTAGGTGATGGTGATTTAACAGTCAATGGTGGTCATGTTAACATCGTTAGCACATCTACATCAAGTCCAAGTTCTACAGATTACGCTCTTAATATTACTAATCTTGGTAATAGTGGAGATAGAGAATTTAGAATACGTCAAGATGCTTCTGTTGATGCATTTGGTAACACTAATTTCTATAACAGAAATGGTGGTCGCAGATGGGACTTCATCAATGCTGATACAACATTAAATAGTGGTAGAAACTACATTGTTGCTGTAGCAGCGACCACTGTTCTAACTCTCCCAAGTGACGCTGAGACAGGAGATATGATTAGATTTGTTGAAGTTTCTGGATCATTATCCTATCAAACTTCACTGATTGTTCGTGCTCCTCAAAGTGTACCTATCATGGGTGATGCTACTGGTACTAATGCAGGTGGTCTTGCTAGTGCATATGCTGGTGGTGAAATGATAGTTCAAACCAGAAATGCTGGATTTGGATTAGTTTACATGGGTGCTAACGACGGTAGTGGAGCAGTAATTCCTCCAGCATTCCGTGGTTGGTGGTTAACAGAGATCTAATTACATGGCTTCTAATTACGAAACACAGAAAAAAATGCGTGCTGCTCAAGTCGGCACCATTATGCCCTGGGTGGGAGATAATGCTTCTAAACCTGATGGATGGTTAGAATGTAATGGACAAACAATAGAAGCAACTGACTATCCTATTCTTGCCTCAGTTATTGGTAACACATATGGTCCCTCTAATGGACTGAATGGTAGAACATACGGTAATTATATAATCGGTGATCAGTTTAGATTGCCTGCACTAAACGGTAGAGTTTTGACTGATTACGAACCAAGTTTAGTTAACGAAGCTAGTTTACAGATGGGACAAACGTATCCTAGTGGTGCGGTTGGTGGTTTAATTGTTCTTGAGGGTGAGACTGATATCACTCGCACATCACAAACTGTTAATTTAACTAGTGGTACTGCTCAACTTATTCTTGATGCTGGTGTATCTGGAACAAACTTACAACTGACTGTTGACTGTGATATTAATGGACGTGTTGCTGTATCAAATATTGTTAATAAAGGTAGTGGATTTGCTACAGGAAATAAATTAACAATTCCAGCATCTGTATTTGGTGGAAATGATGATATTGTTATTCAAGTTGCATGGGTGTTACCCTCTGTTGCTGATGTGCTTATACCAACAGGAGCAGGAACAACACAGTTGATTGATGGTGACGGATCTACAGTTTCTCCACCAACAGCATTAAATGCTACTGCTGATTTGAATTTTGTTGTGACTGACTCTCAGAACATGACTGCACAAATTAGAAATTTTAGTGTTAATCCTCCCGTATATTTTAAGAGTTACTATACTGTCCCTAGGAAGTTAAGTAAAGATCATATGCCTTCCCATAGACACGCAGGACCTGATGGTACAGCAGGAGGATATAGTCGTGCTGATGCTGATGCAGGTTTTGTTGAGGGATTTCAATGCCCTGGAATTGTGGGTGCAGTTGAATCTAATCAAAAACAAAAACGATTAGATGTGGGTGCTGGTGGTGATATTGATACTGTTGACCCTGGTGTTCTTTTAGTTACATATTATCAAGAGGGTGTTACCACAGTAACTAACTTTCAACCAGTAAAAAATAATGTTGCTAGTGTTGGTACACAGGTTCCAATGCCCTGTTGGACTGGTCCTATTCCTAGAGCATTAAACGGCACATATCCTAACGAGTGTAACTATCGTGAATCTTCTCAGTCAGGATTCATGACTAATAAAAAGAACTGGTATGGTAATCAGACTGCTGATCAAATCAATCAATCAACTGGTGTATCTCAGACATATCCAACTACATTAAATCATCTTAAAGAAGATATGGTTGGAAATAGTACAATCAATTCACATAACCATTATTCATTTGAAGTTGTTATGAATGCTGGTTATGTTAGACCTCCTACAATCGTCCCAGTTGATACTATTCAAGTTCAAAGTAATTTAACTGGATCACCAACTAATATAGGTGTACAAAATATCCCGTCAGCACTAAATATTAACGTGGATATTAAAACTCCCGCATTGTCTATGATGTACCTAATTAGAGCATACTGATGAAGTTTTTAACACGAGAAAGATCAAAATTAGGGTCTGCTCCTGGGACTATCATTCAGTGGTCTCTACCTATTCAAGATACTGATCCAGATGGTTCTACAAATGTTGTAGATTTACCAGCAGGATATCTTAAATGTGATGGTGCAATCTATTCAGAAAGACAATATCCTGAGTTAGCACGTATTCTTGGTACAGGTTCTGCGAGCATCTATAAAAAAACAGATGTAACACTGTTAGATGATCAGTTTCAAGTTCCAGATATGGGATCTAAACATATTGAAGCATCTGTTAATGCTAACGTTGGTACATATAGAAATATTGAAAAAATTACTGCTAATGCTACTATTCAAAAAGCAGGTGTTGGTGTAGAAATTACATCAAATGTAGGTAATACAGCAAACGTTGGGTTTAATGGTGTGTTTACCGTACCATCACAAAATTTTACTCTAAATGGTAATGTAGGGTGGACCGTACCAACAAACACAGAGAGTGAACAAGTCAGTGATCAAGCGATTGGTCCTCACATGCATTACTCCTCTACTGCTCGTGTGACTGTTAAAGAAGATCCTGGATCTCCTGCAGGAGCTTACGGAAATACATCTAGACCATATTATTTAAGAACTGCTGATGTAACAACTACTACTCCAGATTGTAATCTTATAGGACAAGCATACTATCAACAGACTGTACAAGGAGGTGGTGGACCAAATAATTGTAACGCTGGGTGTGGTGGATTTGCTTCTTATTTTATTGGTACATATGGTAATGCTGCTTCAAACTGGACAACAAATAAAACTATTACAACTAAAACAGTTCAGAGTTGGCCAAACAATGCTACTGTAAATGTTGGTAATCTAAGACCATATGATGTTATAGCAAATGATGGTAGTTATGCATATCCACTTTGTAGAAACACTGAAGAAATAGTATCGTCTCCCCCAGGAACTGATACAGTAAACCAAACTATACACTCTCATAGAATCGAGAAAGAAATTGGTGATACTAATTTCACCGCTACAACTAATGTAGAAACTATTAGACCAGTTGGGTTACAAGCAAACGTAAATATAAGAACAGATACTGATACAAAGTTTGATGATATTGTATCTCCCTACATTGTTATGGAATTCCTAATCAAATATTAAAATGGTAGTAAGATTAGAACACAAATACAATCACCATTACAGTGATATGCATGACGATAGTGGAATACCTATTGGAACTATCATGTGTGTCTTTGTAGATACAAATGGAAATGGTGCTAGTGCAGTCGCTAACAACTATCCTGGTTGGATATACTGTGATGGATCACAGCATAGTGTTAATGATTATCCAATGCTATATGATATAATTGGTAATAAGTATGGTGGTACAAATCCCAGCACAGTCACATTATCTGATTGGGGTAACCCTGCTGGTACAGTACAAAATGCTGTATTTAATGTGCCTGATCTTAGAATGAAAAGAGTTGTAGGTCCTGGTGGTGTAGACGGTGTAGGATCTATTACACCTGATGATGCACAAATGAATGTTGGTGATGTTGGTGGTGAGTGGTATATTTCAAGAGCTAGACAAAATGAAGAATATGGTGTAGGATCAGTAAGGGTATCAGGTTACAATGAATGTATTGGATTTGTTTCTGGTACATTAGGAGGAACTGCAGAAATTACTATTGGTCCATTACAACCAAGAGTTTTAAATGGTCCACCTCCACACGGTCACACTGTTCTAACTTCTGAAAGAGATCAACGTAACGGTGGTGATAATGGTACTCCTGCTGATGTTGCACAGTCATCAAACATGATTACTAATACTGCACCAATCAGTCAGTTTAATCCTACACAAGGAACACCTGCAGAGCATACTCATTACTTAGCAGAATATTCTCCTGTAAGATCAGGAACCAATGAACAATTTTCTTATTGTGTTTCTGAACCGTATGCATCATTAGCTGGAACTACCATTGCTCCTCAATCATTTACAATAACAGTTACTCACGTTGCTGCTAGTACTAATGCTTGGATAATGACTGGTAGTGATAGAAATGGTTCTTTTTCAAATGCGCAGAATCAACCTCTAACTTTTGTTAAAGGTGATACTATTACTTTTAATGTAACATCAACTGGTAATCATCCATTTAGTATTAAGACTGCTAGTAGCACTGGATCTGCTAATCAACTTCCAGAATATGTTAATGGAGTTGATTATACTGATGGTGGTGTAAATGGAAATGGTGCTGGTAGTCAAGGAACTCCTTCTGTTCCCGATATTGATACATGTACACTTTACACAAATAATTTAACATTTAACACTCTTTATTATAACTGTCAGAGTCACTTAGCAATGAGTGGAACAATTACTTTAAATACTAATGTTGGTGCTGATGCATATACAAATGCTTATGGTGCTACAAAAGTAAATGATGGTGTTGTAAATGATAGAGGACAGACAGTAACTATGTTTGAATCTCAAGCATTAACTGGTGCTAATGCAGTTACACCTGCTCAGGCAGGTATGACTCTCAACGAGGGGACAATAACAATGACCCCTGGCGAACAACTTAGTGTAACTGCAGGGGTTATCCCACAAACAGCAGTTCCACTCGTACTTAAATACTTTAGAGTAAAATACTTAATTAAAGCTTGGTAATATTATGGCGATTACATGTCCAGGATCATCTAATTTTAATGAGATGGTCACTCCTATCATTCCTATTAATATGATGGGTGG